CAGCGCCGCAGCCAACCGGGCTGTCGGCAGAGTCCCGCTCGTAATAGCTGACCCGTTCAGGTTCGTTAGGCTACCGCCATCGTTGCCCGCCAACTTCTGCAGGTCAACGTCGAGCCGTGCATTGGCGATATTTCCCGCCAAGTTCGCCGCCGGGATGTTCGTGAGTGCGCCTGCGTTGTTCACCGCCAGCGTCTGCAGGTCCGCATCGAGCCTTGCGTTTGCCACGGTCCCGGCAAGGTTGGCTGCAGGAATGTTCGTCAAGCTGCCTGCGTCATTGCCCGCGAGTTTCTGCAGGTCGGCATCGAGACGGGCGTTTGCCACCGTCCCCGTCAGGCTCCCCGCATTCAGTGTGGCAATCCGTGATCCGTTGCTGGCTACCAGGTCGGTGATGATCGCTGGCTTCGCGCTCACGCTGGCCCAGCTCACACCACCAACGCCAGTTGCCACGAGCGTGATCGACCCATCCGCGTTGGTCGTGCAAAGAATCGTACTGTTGTCCGGCCTTACCGGCCCCTCGTTGGCCGTCGATGTGTAACTGTAGAGTGACCAGTCCAGCGCGGTTGTCGCCAGCGTTCCGGTTGTCCCGGTGAATTCCGGAGCATCGGCAATACTGATATAGCCCCTTGCATAGCTGGCCCCGTACGTAGCGTCCGTCATCTTGAGCACCGCATAGCCGCCCTGGCAGACCATCCATAGGTCATTTGTTCGGATCGGGATAATGCAGTAGTTCGTGTATGCTGTACCCGATTTGCTCCACATGCTGCTGATTGCGGAGGGATCTCGATTCGTGCTCCACATGAAGCTGATGGTTTTGCCCGTGCAGTCGAATCGGTTGGTGCCAGAACTGTAGAGATTGAATCTCAGGTCAAGCGCGTTCATTTCGCTGACGCGAGCATGAAACTGCTGGCTTGCATCATCCAGGTAGACGTCAAATGTCTTGGTGATATTCTCGGCCTGTGCGCTACCGGCAAGCAGGACAAGGGCGGCCAATGCTGTGACAAGTCTGAAACCGTACTTCATCTTCACACCCCCTACGCATGGAAATCGCCAGAGAACTGTTTGAATTCACGCATGACGTCAGAGATCGCCAGCGCAATGCCCGAGTTGTAGCGCCGCTGCGCCTTTAGGGCCCCATCCTTGCTGCTATAACTCTTGCCCTCGACCGCCATAAGGATCGCCGCGGCACCGGCTACTATGGTCTCGTGATACCGATTCAGGAACCAATCGGGCAAGGCATCGACCGCAAAGTCGGGCTTGAACACTACCTTTGCCTCAATTCGGCCCCCGATGTTTCCCGTTCCGGTTAGACCATTCAGGAATCCACTCCCCGAAATGTCGGTCCCGCTGGAAGGCGCGGAAAGAACACTGAGCTCGCCGCTGTCCGTCCAGATGTAGAATATCGACGCTGCATCTGTGGCGCCATAAACCCTGCACCACATGGTTGATTCCGCTATCTCTGTACGTAGTCCTGTCTGGATGATGCGCGCCAAGTCGTCAAGCGTACTGGCCGCTGAGAAGTTCAGGCCGTCCACGGTGTAGGACTGGCCCTGTATGCTTATAACGAAGGCTCCGGCCGTAACCGCCTGCCATGTCGCCATTACAGCCGTGCCGATGGTCCCGCACTTGAGCAACTGATTGTCACAGTCTACCGGAGTCCACTGGTCGCGCCAGCGTAACCGGCCATCTTCCCAAAGCTCGTACTCTTGTTCGTCGCGGGCAGATCCTTGCAGCTTGACCCATAAGATCCGTTCGATGTCGGCGCTGTAATCGTTCTGAAGGGTGTAATCCTGCTGGTAGTCCACGGCCACCATTGGCGCGATTTCCTCTCGCCAAGCCCCCGTTTTCTCGCAGAAATCACGCGTGGCACGCTGAAGGGCCTGGAGAACAAGAGGAAGGTCCGGCGCGCTTGGAAGCTCCGGGACTACCAGTGGATACAACGTCGTCAACGCCGCTACGTCTGACACCGCAACCTCCTTGCCGACGACGAAACGACGCCACCAGCCTTGTTACGCCTGTATTGGCGCCATCTCTTTCTTTACCTGCTCGGTGCCCTGCCGGCGCTGCTCGACGTAATCGTCAGGCTTGCCCGGTCCCAGGTCATCGAAAGGAAACTCCTGTATCGGCGTATAGACCTTCCTGCCCTCACCTGGCTTCTGTTCAAATCGCTGAATCGTGGCGTTGCGCGCTATCTCAAGGAATCGCCCCGGAAGCGTTACAACCTTGCCCCTGCCGATGTCCAGGACTTCGCCATTGCAGCAGAGCCGCACCCTGTTTTGCTCATACTCGTGGCGTTTGTCATGGAACTTCACCCGGCGATAGGCTTCCCGGCACTTGTCGGTCGGAACATCAACAATCGACCATTCCGGCAACTCGCCTGCGAAGTCGGGCGGTATTCCTATGACGCGCTTCGATACAACCGCCTTCTTGTCCTTGGTCGCCGGCCGTTCACTCGTCGCCTTTGATTTCAGGGCAAATCCGCCCTCCACGGTTACAACCTCATGCGTGTCCTCAAGGTTCTTGCTCTTGCGCGCTAACGTTGCGGCCTGCTCCGTGATGTACGGCTGCCCCGAACTTGCCATCAGTAACCCTTGATCTCGACGTCCTGCGTCTGTGTCCATTTGTATCCCCCTTGCTGTCTAAGAAAGGCGGGGAACCGCCACCATGACGGCCCCCGCCCATTTAGTCACTTCCCCGACAACCTCAGTTGTCGTAGCAACCGGCCTCGAACATCTGAATCTCATCGTTGGCGTTGATAACGCTCGTCAGATTGCACTTGAACCCCTCGGGCGAAACTTCGCCGACGGGGATCGGGATCATGGAGTACATGCCCGAAATGTGCAGAATCTTGCCCGACTTGACTGCGCGGGACAGAGTAACCTCGTCAGAGGCTTCGCCCTGGCCGGCTGTTACCGCCTCGATGGTCGCCCACTTCTGGATATGGGTAACTGTTTCCTCGATAAGAATCCGGCTGCCTTCTCCGATGCGGGTTCCCGAGCTGGGAACGTCATCGTTGAAATGACCGGTGCAGTTTCCGGAGGTATCCAGAGTCCAGGCAGACAGCGCTGCGTCAACGTACCCGTAGCTGGCGTTGTCTTTGTAGTCCGTCACTTTGTCGAAACGCAGAAACACGCCTTCGCCGTAGCTCGTGCTGGTCTGGTTCGTGGACGTCATATCATCGCGGCCCTCATAGGCCACGATGCCGGCGCCCTTGGTCTTTGCCGTCAACTGCACGTCCGAGGACGCTTCATCGCCGACAATACCTTCGACTATCTCCGCCCCGCGGAACTGGTTGCTGTACCACAGAAACGGAGTCTCTGAACCCTCAACCGCCCACATGCGAACGTAATCCGGAATGAACCCGATGCAGATATAGACAGCTGCGCCGGTGCCATTGAATGTTCCACCTACTATCCTCATGATACTACCCTCCACTTACTTGCCAACTTGGACAAGTCGGGGCCGGTTCCAGTCGGCCCCGTCGCTTGTCACTCACATCACGTCACAACCCGTCATCAGGACGGATTGGCTGTCGCAGCCGCCTCAAGCCGGATAACCCAATCCTGGTTGAGAATGCCGCCGCCATCCCACCGCTTCCACGCGACATAGCCGCGCTGGCCAAGAGGATCGCTCTTGTCGGGACTGGCGTTCAGCACGACAGGCGATACGCCGTTCTTCCCGCCGAGCGGGCAGATAGCGTAACCGTCTTTGGCCACGAATATCATGGGGTACACGTCGCAGGCTGTTGACGAGCTGGGTGTAGCGCCATTGGCCAGATAGGTCGTTCCGGCTGTCCCGGCTGCCGCCCATGCTTCAAAGAGCGGGCTGCAAAGGATCCGGACGCCCTCTATCTTGCCGATTTCGTTCATTACGGCCTTGGACGGGTCGCTGTACTGCTCGACCGGGACGAATCCCGAGATACCGCGCAGGTCGGCTTCCAGGTCCGTCGAGCACATGCAGAAGTACGCAGGCGCGACAGGGAAAGTCGAAATCTTCGCCGTGGGCGCGATGAGTTCGCTGAGAACCTGTGCCTTGTGCAGTCTGAAGTACCGGACGATCTTGCGGAAATCGCCACGGACGGGCGGCGAATCCACACTGCCACGGGCGCTGACGCCGTTCGCGTAGTATACCGTTGTCCCAGCCTTGAGATAGCCGATACGCAGGCATTCCACGGTTTCCTTGATCTGCTCGGAGCAAATCTTTTCCGCTTCCATGAGAACCGGGTCTTCATGGGTATCAATCACAACGTCGGTGATCTCGGTCAGGTCGCCGTACTGTTCGAGATTGATCGTTACATCCGTCGCCGTGAGCTTCTGCCCGGCAGGCGTGATGCCTTCGGCCAACGGAGCAGTGGCCCGCGCCATGCTGTTGAACCGGCGATACTTGCGCGTCTTGGTCTTG